AAACCATGACCGCCGAGCTTGGATCCTGCTGGATCGCGGCGAACGCGCCCGGACCGATGCTCTGGCTCGACCAGACAGACTCCGACGCAAAAGATCAGATGGAAAACCGTCTGCAGGTGCTCTGGAAGCAATGCGCGCCGATCCGCGAAATCCTCCCGCGCCAGCAAGGGACCGAAAGGCACAAGCTCAAGCGCAACTCTGTCGCATTTCTCAACGGCATGACTGGCTGGGTGCTCGGTGCTCACTCCAAGACCAACCTTCAAAGGAGATCGATCCGCTGGTTGATCGGCGATGAGACCTGGCGCTGGCCATCGGGTCACATGGCCGAGGCCGAGGCGCGGGTCACCGCCTTCGGGTGGCTGGGAAAAAGGTTCTTCGTGTCGCAGGCCGGCGAGGTGGACGACGACACCGATCGGAAATTTCGATCGACCGACCAGCGTGAATGGTGCTGGCGATGCCCGAGCTGCAAGACAACGCAGCCATGGAAATGGGAAAACATCGAATGGTCGAAGGATTGCCGCCTCGAAGATGGCGCGTGGGACTACGAGCGCGTGCGCGAGACCACCGAAATGTTCTGCGAGTGTGGCACCCGATTTCCCGATACCGACCGATCACGGCGTGAGCTCAACAACCCTATGAACGGCGCGCGTTATGTCTCCCAGAACCCCGGAGCGGCGAAATCGAATGTCGGCTTCCATTGGAATGGCCTCTGCGCTGGATCATGGGGCAACCTCGCCGAGATTTACCTTCGGGCAAAAGCGTCGGCACGCACTGGCGACATGGAGCAACTCAAAATCTTCTGGCAGAAGCGTCTCGCTCTTCCGTTCACCGAATACACCGAGGATTTCTCGATCAAGATCACCGACAGCACCTACGCACGCGGCGATTTAGCGTGGGAAAAGGAAGGCGCGATCATCGGTGGCAAGATCCGGGTGCCGGATGAGGACGACGACCCGCCGGTTCGGCTGCGCGTGATGACCGTCGATGTCCAGATGGATCACTTTTGGTACCTCATAACCCAATGGAGCCCCGATGGATCCAGCCGCCGGATCGATTGGGGTACGGCCCACACCTGGGAAGAGTTGCTCGAACAGCAGGAAAAGTACCGCGTTTCATCATCCCTCGTCGGCATTGATGCTGGTTTCAACTCCTACGAGGTCTATCAGCGATGCGCCGAGCATGGCTGGGTCGCCTTGATGGGTGACAGGAAGGCCACATGGACGCACCGACTCAAGCAACGCCTCGGCGTCGGCGTCCGGGTCAAGTCACTCGACCGATTCTATTCTCCGAAGCGCTCGATCAACTGCTCGGCAGGCAAAGTCGCCCAGATGTTCTACTGGTCGAACCTCAACATCAAAGACGCCCTCTCGCGGATCCGCCGCAATCAAGATCCAAGCCGAGGCCCGACATGGGAGGTGCCGGTCGAGGCTCTCGCCGAGGTCGACAACGACGAAAAGAAGATCGCGTACCTGAGCCAGATGGAATCCGAGATGCGGATCAAGGACGGCGACAAGTGGCAATGGTCGCGGATCCAGAAACGACCGAACCACCTTCTCGACTGTGAGGCGATGGCGACGGTATTTGCCTTCATGCTCAAAATCCTTGGCCGCGAGACCGAGCAGGAATCCGCCGAAGATTGACAACTTGTCAGAGGGCATGGCGGCCCTCGACATGACGACAGGATTTTCCACTGAAGAAGTGGTTGAGATCCTCGAAGAGAACAAAAAGACACTCAAGAAGCTGATGATCAGCTTCCAAGAGTCGGGATCGCAGATCACTTACAAGCGCCTCGATGACACGAAAGAGATCATCGCGGCCTGCCAGCACGCTCTCCGCAAGCTCGACCCGATCACCTACGGCAAGACCCGCCGCACCTGTCAGTCAACTGCCGGTAATTTCTAACATGAACCTGCTGCAAAAAATCACCAAGTCCGCCGCTTTAGCCTTCGGATGGTCGCCGTATGAGAGCGTCAACCCATCGCCCGTTCGCCAGCGCCTGCCCGCCGCAGCTCCGCAAGACCACCGCAAGGAGGCAACGCCACTGGTACGCAACGAACTCATCAAGGGCAGCCGGTATCTGATGAAAAACAGCGGGTTCGCCCGCGAAATGGTCTTCGACATGGCCGTCTACTCGGTCGGCGATGGTCTCAAGATTCAGCCAAAGACCGAAGACCGCGAATGGATTGCCGGCGCGCTCGACTACTGGGAGGAATGGTCGAATCAGTGCGAGGTGACGGGACGATTCTCCCTTTCCGAGTGCGAAATGCTCATCTGCCGCGCGATCGACGAAGACGGTGATATTTTTGTCCATCTCACCCGCGTTGAAGGCCGCCCGGTGATCCAACTTATCGAAAGCCACCGCGTGAGCGGCGGGAACAACGATGGCACGGTCGATGGCATCCGTTTTGACGGCTATGGCCGACCAGTTTCGTACAATGTGAAGCAGGATGACGGCACTTTCATCGAGCTTCCGGCCTACTCGGTGCTCCATATCTTTGACCCAGAGCGCGCATCATCGGCTCGCGGCGTGCCATCACTGGCGCATTCGATCAATCACATCCGCGATGAGATGGAATTGCTCGCGCTCGAAAAGCACGCGCTCAAAGATCATGCCGACAAATCGTTCGCGATCACCACGCAGAATGGCGAGATCGATAGCAACGACGGCTTTGGCGGACTCGACATCGACTCTGGCAAGGCCGAAGACAATCCACACAGCGACCCGACTGCACTACAGAGAATTGTCGGCGGCAAATGGGTCGCGCTCAAGCCCGGCGAGGAACTCAAACCCTTCGAGTCCAACCGCCCATCGCCCACCTTTACCGGGTTTCTCGATCACCTTCGCCGCGATTCGGCGTTGGGTGTGGTGCCATACGAGTTCACCGCAGATTCGAGCAAGATCGGTGGCGCCGGAGTCCGTATGGTGGTTGCCAAGGCGGATCGCCGATTCTCCCACAGGCAAAACATCCTCATCCGCCGCTTTCTCACGCCCGTCTGGAAGTTCGTCATCGGCGACGCCATCACTCGTGGCGAGATCCCGCTGATTGCAGGATGGTGGAAGATATCCGTGGTCACACCACGCAGGGTGACAGTCGATGCCGGTCGGGAGTCGCTGCAAAACCGCGAGGATGTGAAGGCCGGTCTCAAAACTCTCTCCGATCACTTCGCCGAGCTGGGCATGGACTTTGAGGAGGAGGCCGAACGCCGCGCACGCGACATCGCGCACCTTCAAGAACTCGCCAAGAAATACGACATCCCACTTCAGATGCTGTTTGCATCGGGAGTTGCCACCCCGCCGGTCGAAGCGCCGACTGGGCCTGCGAAGTGATGGGGAATTGACACCCCACGCATCGCGTGAACGCACGCGATCTCATTTTGACACAGGAGCCGTGGGCCATCGCCCCGGAGGCAATGGACGGCATCATTGGTTTGGCCATGGACATGGCCGCCGGCAAACTCTTCACCCTGCCGCAGAGCGAGGCACCGCAGTCGATCATGAGCGTCGCCGATGGCGTCGCCACAATCTCGATCACCGGGCCGCTCCTTCCGACCACCGACGAGTTCGATCGCGTGATGCTCGGGGCGACGAGTCTCGATGAAGTTCGCTCCACCGTTGAAAGCGCCGCCGCTGATCCAGCGGTCACATCGATCGTCCTCAACATCGACTCTCCTGGCGGAACCGTTCGCGGCACCCCCGAGGCCGCCGATGCGATCTACGAAGCCAGCAAAGTAAAGCCAGTGTCGGCGCACACCTCCGGCACGATGGCATCCGCTGCCTACTGGCTCGGCTCGCAAGCCACCAGCGTCTCGATGACGCGCTCGGCATCGGTCGGATCCATCGGCGTGATGGTCCCGCACATCGATCAGAGCAAACGCGCCGAGATGCTCGGCGTGAAGGTCGAGCTTTTCACCACCGGGAAGTTCAAAGCAGCAGGTTTCCCTGGCACCTCACTCACCGAATCGCAACGCGAGTTGATTCAAGAGCGAATCGACCAAGTCTTCGGCGAGTTCAAATCCGCCGTCACGCGCCAAGGCCGCAAGATCCCAGCCGAGGCGATGCAAGGTCAGACATTCTACGGCCCGCAGGCCTCGGAACTGGGCCTCGCCACCGTGGTGCGCAGTGCTTCGCAAGCAGGCAAAGCCGGATCCTCTCCGCTTCGCGCAGTTGACACTGCGGAAGATGGCATGAGCGAACAAGTCGCCAGCACCCCATCCGAAGAAGTCGTCGCATCGGTCGAGACCGTTGTTGCGGAAATCGCAAACGAAGCCGCCCCATCCGCACCGGAATGTGAGCAAGAGGCAGCTCCTGAATCTGCACCAGAAGGCGAAACCGAAAGCTCTCCTGCTGATGAGCCCAAGGAAGAGTCCGCCACCGAGATCATCGGCGACCTCAAGGCCACGCTGGCAACGCTGCAAGGCGAGATCGCCGCACTGAAGGCCAATCAACTTTCCCTCGATGAAGCAGTGGCCGCCAAGGCCGCCGCCATCGCAAGCCGCAGCTCCAGCGCACCCGTGAATGTCTCACCGGACGCACAGAGCAGCGAGAGCATCTACGACCAGTGGAAGACCGCTACTGGCGCAGAGAAAACCCGAATTTTCAGGGCTCACCGCAAGGAACTCGAAGCCCACGCGGCCAAACTTTGAAACCAAAAACCAACCCGAACTAACCACAACGAACTCATCCAATCATCATGGCAACCACCATCAGCAATGAACTCAAACTGAATGTCGTCCTCGACAGTGCGCTTGTTGCACTTCGCGAGGCGCTTCTTCCCATCAATGCCTTCAGCACCGTGTACAACTCGGTCCCGCTTCAAGGCACTGACAAAGTTTCCGTGCCTTTCTTCCCATTGGCAACGGACGCAACCGTCGATTTCAACGGCACCTACGCATTCAGCGACACGAATGCGATCAACAGCCGCGAAATCACCGTCAACAAGCGCAAGTATCAAGCGCTTTCCTTCACCTCCAGCGAACTCGCTCGTCAACCCTACTTCAACCCCGAGCAACTCGGTTTCCTGAAGGGTCGCAAGCTCGCCGAAGACATCATCAAGGACATCCTCGGTGTTGTGACGACCGCCAACTACGGCGCACCTGTCCTTACCAGCGCGGCCTCCGCGTTTGATTCGGATGATGTGATCACCATCAAGACCGCACTCGACCAAGCCAAGTGGGCAAAATCGAGCCGCACGATGATCCTCGACAACGCCTACGAAGGCGCGCTGCTCAAGGACGCCGGCATCAAGAACGCAGCCGCAGTTGGCACCGCCTCGGCGATCCAAAACGGCCTGCTTCCAAGCATCGCTGGCTTCAATGTCATCGGCACCAACCTCATCCCCGGCAACTCGCAGAACCTCGTCGGCATGGTGGCACTCCCAGAAGCGATCCTCGTGGCATTCTCGCCCGTGACTCCTTCCTCGGGTGTCCGCGCCAGCCTCACCAACTACGAGACCGTCACCGACCCAGAGACCGGCCTCACCATCGAGTACCGCTCATGGGGTGACCCTGACACCGACACCGAGAAATCGGTCATCGAGGTCAACTATGGTTTCGCCCTCGGCCACGCCGCAGCCCTCAAACGGATCGTCTCCGCCTAATCATGCGCCGCGCCATCACACTAACCCGCAATGGCGACACTTGGAAGGTCAAGCACCTTCCGAGTGTGACGTTGGCCGACCAGCTTGCCGATTTCAAGGCCGCGAAAGTGACCGGCGATTTCGGTGGTGCTGATGAGGTGCAAATCTGGTCGAACGGTGACACGCTCAAGCGGTATGCGAAAAAAGCAGCAGCCGCAGTGATCGAGCCGATCGAGCCGGAAGCCGCAGAGACACCCGAGCCGAAGAAGGCCAAGAAGTAATTTGTTTCATTGGTAGTGTCTAAGGAGAAAGCCCCATCTGGAAATTTCCGGGTGGGGTTTTTTTTGACGCCGCGCGTGAAGCGTGAACCTAATTCAAGAAGCCGCCGCCGAGGCATTCGCGTCGATCCTCGAAGACATCGGCGTACCAATCACCATCAACGATGAGGAGTACCTCGCCGCGATCTCGATGGGTGGCGTCCAGATCGATCTCGAAGAAGGAGGATTCTCCCAGGACGGATCACTCAGCGTCCGCATGCTGGTCGCGCACCTACCAGATCCAGCACCGGCGCAGAACAGCGCCATGACCATCGGCGATCTGCGCTACAAGGTCGAAGAGATCATGCGCAAGCCCGGTGCTGGTGTCATCGAATACCGAGTTGCCCGCCGCTAATTTTTCACCATGAACCAACACATCGAAGACTATCTCGCCGAGCTCGTCGGCAACCTCGGCAATGACATCGAGGTCTTCACCGGCACCAGCTCGGATGTCCGCACGCCAGAATCACACGCGGTGCTGGTGCTCGCCGACCAGGTGGAAGGCGTCGTCGGCAGCCTCTACAAAGCCACGGTCAAAGTTTCCATCTCATCGCCGGCAGACGGCAGCACCCGCAGCGCCCACATGGATATTGTGGACGAGGTGAGAGAGGCATTTACTGAGCCGCTGCCTTCAGCCCAGAGCCTCGGCATCACCGCCATCGAGGTGCGCGGATTCCACATCACCAATCACACCGCCGCTGTGTCAGACGATGGCCGCTGGGTCACATCGATTGAGGCACTCATCGGCGTCACTCGCTTGTGAAGTTGACACCCACGCGGGTGTATCATGGCAGCGACTTTTGGAGTCAATAACACACACAACCTCTCTCCGAACAACGGACATGTGAGCGAGTCGAGCAAGGACTCCTCTGTCGAGGTTGCAACCATTCGCGACGAGCAGGGCATCACCGTCTTTGCAGGCCCGCGCAAGCTCATCACGCGCAATGTCACCATCTCTGGCAAGGGCGACGCCGACATCGAAGCAGTCGTACCCGGCACCGTTGCCCTCGGCGTGGCGATGATCACCTCCGTCAAGCAAAGCGAGAGCAACGAGGATTTCCCCGAGTTCGAGATCCAAGCGACCATCTACGACGAAATCTAATCATTCAAAGCCATGGCAATCACTTTCAACCAAATCGGAGTTCAGTCGGTATCCGCCGAACTGATCGAGAGCGTCGAGTCGACCAAGAACATGGAGTCGAAGATGATCATGTCCACAGGGGGTGGATTTGGCGCGGCCAAGACTTTCGATCCCACTTACGAGTTCACGGTCAAAGGCCGTGGCACGACCACTGTCGAAGCAGGAGATGCCAGCGCTTCGGGCTTTATCCCCGACTACATTCCGACTAGTGGTGTGACTGTCATTACCTCGGTGAAACTAAGCGAGAAAAACGACGATTTCAACGAGTTCGAGATCAGCGGCACCGTTTTCCCGGCCGCGGAAGAGATCGCCCAATAACCGGCTCGTAAGAGCCACCCAAGATCAACCATGAGACAAGGATCCACGGTCGCCATCGTGCGCGACTACGACACCCCGCCCGTCGAGAGCCGCAACACCTCAATGGTTGCAGGCGCGCTCACTTCAGGGAGCGAGTTCGCTACTCAAAAAGCCTTCTCCGACACGATCGAAGATGTCGGCGGCAAACCTAAACGCACCGTCACATGGATGATGGATGGCGGAAAGAAGATAAAGTTCACGCCGATCGCCAAGGAGGAAGAAATCACAATTATGGAGTTCAGGAAAAGATTTCTTTCGCGGGAATGGTGCGAAGCCAATCCAAATCATCCGATTTCGTACATGAGTGGATTCGATGAAAACAAGCGAGGGCTTGTGGATAAAATCAAAAACATGCTGCCCATGTACTTGCTGCGAAAAGGCAATCGCACGGCTGTTGTTCCGTCAGGAAACGACCCGGAGAGTAAGAGCATTCGCGAAAAGATCCTTTCGATATTCTAAAATCATGGAAACCAGAGATCAAATGATCGCACTCGGAATGATCGAGAGCGAAAGCAAGACTATCGGCGACATCAAGATGCGGCCATTTTCCATTGGCTCGCGACAGATCGCCGACCTGCTCAACATCTCGATGATCTATGGCGACAGCGTCAGCGAGATCGAGCTGCAACGGCAGATCAATTCCTTCGTGTGGATGCAGTCTGCGCCCGTCGATGAGGTCGCCGAGGCGATCGCCAACAACACCGCCGGCAAAGCGGCACTGGTCTACGCGCTTGGCATCGAATTTCACCGACTGCCCGAGATCATCACCGAGATCGAGCGCATCGGCAAACAGATCGCGGCCAACGAGATCCGCGTCGAGTCGAAGTACAAGAGCGACGAGGAAACGCCGCCGGGAAAGTCCTGAGTCCCGGTTGGTGCGCCAGCGTGGTCTACATGCTCGCCAAGGAGACCGGCTGGAGTGAGGAGTTCATCCTCTGGAAGCTACCGCTCTCCCGCGCACTTCAATACTACCACTGCGCCCTGCAATCCGCGAACCTCTGGACGCTGGAACCCGTGACCACCGAAACGATCGAGGCAATGGTGCCAGACTCGCTTTTGAGCTACATCGACGGACTGGTTGACTCTGAGAGCGAATAAAAGATGGCCAAGTATTACAGGGCAATGGAAGCTGACATCCGGCAGTTTCAAGCCATGGCCGCAAGGCTCGGTGAGTTTTCCAAACGCGATGGCCGCGCGCTCATGGAAGAGCAGGCACGGGGAGTTGTCCGCAAACTGATGGATATCACGCCGCCGAGCAACGGCAAAACGCGCGGAGTAAAGGCTAAGAAACTGGGGGAGGCCGCGATTGCCAGCGATGTGCGCAATGTCTTCATCGGATCCACCCCGAAGAACTCGGAGGTCAGCAGTATGTCGGAAATGGCCAACATCATGCACACCAAGCGCCGTGGTGGAAACATCCGCATCAAGCGGGCAGTGAAACAAACTCGCGCAGCCCGCTCGATGATCACCAATTTCATCAAGGTGAAACAGAAGGGTGTCGGCTACCTAGCATCTGGCTGGGCATCCGCCGCTCGCAGACTGGGCAAAATCCGTGTGCCTAGCTGGATCGGCAGGCATGACGCGCCAGGTGATGCGGACATCAAGTCCACCTTCACTACAATCACGGCGACGATCAGCAACTTAGTCAACTGGGCCAGCAATATGGATGGGGTCGACCGCCGTATGCAGTATGCCGTGCGCTGGCAAACCCGTGCCATGCAGAACCGGGTGAACAATTTCCTCAAGAAAGCGGCAAAAAAATTGTCCTGATTGACACCTTACTGAATTAAAAAGATGGCAGGCATTTCCACCAAACTTTGGCTAGACGCCTCGGACTTTGTCCGTGGGATCGATCGGTCGAAAAAGTCGGCAAGTTCGCTCAAGACCTCGATGTCGTCGATCGGTTCGGGCATCGGCTCGGCCTTCTCCGGCATCACCAAGGGCGTCGGTGCAATAGGCATCGCCGCCACAGGCGCAGCCGCAGCGATCGGTGGCATCACCTACAAGCTGATCAGCATCGGCGAGGAAGGACTTCAGGCGGAGAACCGCATCAAGAGCGTCGTGAAGACCATGGGCCTTTTCGGCACCCAATCCGGTGATGTCGCATCTCGCCTCATCGAGATGGCCGATGCCACTGAGCTCGCCACAGGCGTGGATGGTGACCTGATCATGGCGGCGCAGGCAAAGCTCGCGACCTTCAAGGAACTCGCCAAGACCGCCGGCACCACCGGAGGCGCCTTCGACCGCGCCACACAAGCATCCGTCGACATGGCAGCCGTCTTCGGTGGCGACGCCTCAAACTACGCCGTGCAACTTGGCAAAGCGCTGGAGGATCCAGAGAAGGGATTGGCAGCGCTCAAGCGCACCGGCGCACTGACGACCTCTCAGATCAAAGCCATTTCCGAAGAGTTCGCCGCCACCGGCAACCGCGCCAAGGCATTCGACCAGGTGCTCAAAGCCATCGAAACGCAGGTCGGCGGAGCGGCCAACGCCACAGCAAGCGGCATGTCGCGCATCAAAGTCTCGATCGGTCAGATGCTCGAAGAGGTCGGCAAGCCGATGGCCGAGGTTTTCTCCCAGTTCGCTGCCGATGTGGCCGCCATGACGCCGCAGATCGTCGCCTCACTCAGTAGCCTCGCGCCCAAGATCCGCGAAGTTGGCAGCACGCTCGCCGCCGCTTTGTCGGAAGGGCTCGCTGGCGATACATCACGACTGGTCAAGATCGGCGAACTCATCGGTGAGTCGGTCGTGCTTGGGTTCAAAGTGGCTATCACGCGCGGTTTCGCGGAAGCCACGGAAAGCGCTCTTCGATTGATGGAGGACTACAACCCCATCCGCAAGATGTCCAAGTGGAGCCAAGACACTTTTGGCAACGATCCGTTTTTCAATCAAGGCAAGTTAAGCGAGGAGGTTTCAAATGCTAAAGGCCCGATCATGGGAAACCAGATCGGTGATGGTATCGAAAGAATCCGCAGCCTGTTCAAAGAAATCTCGGTCGGTAGTAATCCGAAAAAAATAACGCAGTCAGAGTGGAATGATAAGCGTCAGGCAATCCAAAACGGAAAGAAGATCCTTCCTACCCAACCCGATGCGCCGGAAGGCCCAAGCGCCGCACAGCAAGCCAAGGCTGAAGAGCTACGACTTGCCCAAGAAGCCTACCGACTCGAACTTGAGATGGTCCGCGCGCGGATCGCTGGAGATGAGAAGAAGATCGCCGATCTCGAACGCCAGAAAGCAATCCAAGAAGAGATCGTCGCGCTCAACAAGCTCGGCATGACCGGCAAAGATCTCAAAGCCGATAGCAAACTCGACCCGAAAAAAGCTGAAGAGAAAGCCCGCGAGAGAATCCGCCAGACCGCCGCCAAGATGGTCGATGCCCGTGCTGCCGCTGATGAAGCGGATAAAAACCGCAAGGATAAGCCCAAACAAGCGGGCTCGTCTGGCCCTCCAGTAGCAGGCCAACTCGGCAGCGTAGCCAAGGCAACCAACATCATGATGGGTCGCGCGGCCAATGATGGTTTGCTAGAGGAAAACCGCCGGCAGTCCACATTGCTTCGATCCATCGAGAAGAACACTAAGCCCAAACCGACAAAAACGGAAATCCCCGATTTTGTTTTCCATTAAGAACTAAAAGCAAACCCGATAGATTTTAATTTCAGTTTTAGCATGAGTGGGGCTAGTACAACTTTATTTGAGATGG